AGTTTCATTAGAAGTTAATACAAATCAAAAATTATCTGTTAAAGGTTCTGCCAATAGTTTTGTCTTTGACGCTTCTAGTGCAACTGGTGGCATAACTTTCCCAGATTCAACAGTTCAAATCACGGCGGCTTCAGCAGGGACAAATTATGTCATTAACGGTTTAGTTAGTGAAACACCTTCAACTTATTCAATTGCATTAATGGAAAATTTAACTAATCAAGGTGGAACTGGTTTCGGAGATCGTTCACTTGATGTTGATAGTATGACTGATTCCAGCGGTTCATTTTTTTATTATGCGCCGTTTAACGCTTCATCTACAGGGACTTTGGCATCTGTAGTGGCTAGATGTACGGCTGCTGTTGCATCGGCCACAGTTGAAGTTGCATTTTATGACAGCGATTCCGACGGTAATCCTCAAACATTAATTGGCACTGCATCTCTTGATATGAGTAATCAAGTGGTTCAAAATACCCAATCAACAATAAGTGCTGCTTCAACAGGGTCTATGGATTTGACAAAGGGTGGACTATATTGGTGTGGTGTAAAACAGGGCGGTATTGCTAATTCTAAAACTCTCGGTTATTATGCATATGAATCTGCAAATATTGGCTCTAACATAACGGGGTCTGGAACAAGCGCACCATTTACAGGATATAATGTCTTAATTGGGCCGGCTACTCCGCCAACAACATTTTCATTATTATCGGTTGGTCAAAGGCAACGAATGAATTTAGGTGGTTTGTATTCCTAAGCCAAAACCAGATCAAGTCATTAGACATGAAATTGTTTTTGGCCGATCAGAACGAGAATTAGTTGAAGGTGCTTTAGTGGCTTACCAAGTAAATAGGATTGCAACTCCTGCAGTTGCACTTCTTTCTGATGTCTCAGCCATGTCAATTGTATTAACTGCATTAGGAACTTATCTAGGATTCAAGTATTCTATAGGATCATTAGCAATTGATACAACTCAAGATTTAATCAATGATTTTCTAAATCAATACGAGGCATACAAACTAACACCAGAATATCAAGCGACTATTGCAGTAGGTCAAGCCGCAGCTTCTGGTGCTGTTAGTAGCGTCTTCGGACCTGGATTTGCAACATTATTCAGACAATTATTCGGTTAATACCCCCTACTAAGACAGTTTTTTCCAGAACTTGAACCTGTTATTGCGTAGTGTGGCGCACTCAGCCTTCAATTCATCAATCTGGGAATTTAACTCCCCGATCACTGCTAACATATTTTTTCTTTCATATGGTGCAATAACGACGCCGTGTGACGACGGAATCAGTTTCCCTGTAAATCCGTCCTCTGCAAATTCCCTCGCCCATTTGGGCTTAGTATAGAACCAAATAATGGCAGTTGAGACATTATCACTCATCTCGTTTTTTTTAGATCGATTCTTGATTAATTCAGAAGCTTGTTCATGCAAAGTGAATGAATGTAGAATTTTACTCATTCTTCTTCACCACATCTACAAAACTCTTTCACTATAAATCCATTATTAATATATTTACAACCACAATCCATTGTAAAAATAGGCATCATACAACCTCGCTTAATTTGTGGCCTGCTCCTTCTGGGCAAGACATAGCCTGTATGATCCTTACATCATCAAAATGATTGACAAGAAATTCTAATTTACATTTACAACATCTTAAATTCATAACCAATCCTCCAGTTTAGTTTGTTCCTGGATAGCTCGCATTAACTGCAGGGAAACTTCGTACGGAATTTTCGCTCTATAATTAGATCGTAAAGGGTTTTTACTACCGACATCAGGTTTGAGATGTTTATAATTTACAGGCATAGCAATTCTTGGAAATCTTCCCCACAAGAAAAAAGATGCAATAATTTGAGTCGGTTTTCCTAAATAATCATTAAACCACGGTTGAGCGCCTCTTACATTTTCTATCACCCAATAATTTGGGTTTACTTGATGAATTATTTTTTCACATAATTCCATTAATGAAGTATCAGGGCAATAATCTCTGCCTTCTCTTTGTGCTATTGACTGAGGTGCTGCATAAGCATCAGAAAACTCCAAGCAAGGGGGAGAAGCCCAAATTAAATCCGGTTTCTCCCATTGATCCATTGATTCATAGAATTCTTCTACGCTACAGACTATTGTATTAGGAACATGACCTAACTCGTTGTTATTCTCTATTCTGACGACTTCCCATCCGTTAGCCAGGAAGGCTTCAGACGCTCCTCCTAGTCCCGAACATAAATCCCACATTATTGGCATATTATCGATTCCTGTCCATATGGGCTATATAATATGCTCGACGAAGCGAGCAAAGAAAAAAAACTCGTTTTTTTTCGTGCTGCTAATAGCATTTGGCGATTGCATATCGCCTGAAAGGTATTCCTTTCGGACTCATGATTAACTAATAAGATTAGGGGTGGGGTTCGGGGAGTTTTAAGAACCGACGGGGAGTCGATGGGGATATGATGGAGAGCCTCTATATTATAGGAGTCATGATCTTAGGTTTTGGAGTCCTAGCCAAACTTCTTTTAGATCTAGGACACCAAATTGATGAAGGATTAATAGAATTAGATGAAAAATTAGCGTTAGCAATACGATCAGTAGTTGAAAAGATACCAGGACTAGGTGATTCTGAGCCGATTAATCCTATACAAATGGCATTCGCGCAGCTAATAGGAAACATGGCACAACAAAAACAAGTTATTATTCCACCAAAAATCATAGAAAGAGATGAAAAAGGTCTATTTGTAAAAGAACAATAATAAACAACTATACAACCAGAAGTTGATATGGCACGTAGAAAAAAAGCCTCAAGACGCAGAAGCCCACGATCGGTTTCACTATTGAATGTAGCAGAAAGTTATGCTTATGCTAATATATTGACATCTGGATTAATGGGTACATCTCCTGTTGGATTCGTAACAGGTGCAACTGACCTCGGTTACAAGATGACCAGTGTCGGAATTGGTATGCGGCCTGAACAAACATTATCTGTTGTAGGTAGTGAAGCAATTTCTCTAGGAGATATTGTCTCATCACCTGACCAAGCATTCGGAATTGTTCAGAGCAACTTCATGAACAACTATCAACAGATGGCTGTTCAATCAATTGGAGTCGGAATCGGTTTCAAACTAGGCAAGAGATTACTTCGCAGACCGATTAGCAATGTAAATCGCAACATCTTCAAACCTTTAGGAGCAGGTTTCAAACTTTGAGGTGATCTAAGATGACAACACAAAATGTAACAGGAGTTCTAAACTGCTCTTCAGGATTTAAAATACCATTATCTGCAACAATTACCGACGGAACTGAAGTCGCATTGACTACAGACACATCATTTACAGTAACAGCACAAAACATAGGAGACTTTGCTCCTGGACAAACTGTTGTTTCAGGATTAATAACAGCAGGTGCTAATATGTCATACTGCTATATTCTAAGAAAGGGATTAATTTTAGCTCTAGTACCCTGGGCGGTTAAAGGTGTAGCGTGTGGTAATCCTTCACTACATAGGGCTGTAACTCTTCAGCCAGGAGATCAACTACGAGTTTTGACTATGGTTGCGGCTGCAAGAAATGCTGCTTTTTCTGTAGTAACTAATCAGGGAGTTCCTAGAATTTTCATAGGTACTGCTGCGGGTGCTGCAACAACGCAACTACTAGACCTTCAGACTTCTAATACAATTGGGGAAACTCTGAACGGTAGCGTAATTACTCAGGCACAATTTACATCAGTAGATCAAGCACTTATTACAAGCGTGGCAGGTGGCGCACAAGTAACAATGTCTAACGGTAACTTATCTGGTGCAGTTCCTGCAACTGATCCTATCGAAGTACAACCTTACATGAAGCCAGTCTCAATTCCTGTATCTCTAAACTTTACAGCACAATACATAACTTCTGCTTAAGGTGATCTAAATGAAGATGACAAAAGCACAAGGCCGCCGAAGATTGGCAGAAATGGAATCTAAAGCGTTTAGATTGTTAGGTGCAGGTTATATGTCACTAAAAGACTTTGAAGCAGTTCAAAGAATTGTAAAAACACGTTCAAACCAATTAAAGTGATATGATATGCCTCTCCCTAATGCTGAAAAACGTAGCAATAGGATTTATCCCATTATTAAGGGAAAGACGCTTGAAGAGATCGCTTCTGGTGAGAATCCTACCATTGATAATATTGGTAAACCGATAGATATAATGCTCATGAATGAGGATGAACTTCGAAGATTAGTATTGATTAAATTCGCAATTACTGCCTGTAAAGGTGATTGGGACGGATTTTTAACTTAGGAGATATAGATATGCCACTACCAGACGCACCAGATTACTCAAAAAGAATTTACGAACTATTGAAAGAGACTGATCTAGAGAACTTAACTTACTCTCAGTTCCAGGGAGTGGCTGAAAAACTATTCATTGAGCCTGAGAATGAAGATGAAATGAGACGTTTAGTGCTTGTTCAACTTGCTAGAATGGCGGTGCGCGGAGACTGGGATGGCTTTTTGACTGGTGCAAGTGCTGCGCCAGTTACTTCTCTGATTGCAGGTACTAACATTACTCTAAGCCCAATATCTGGATTAGGTGATGTTACAATAAACGCTACTGGTGAAATTGGTGGAACAATAACTAACGATCAGATAGCCAGGGGAGCAACTGCAGCCAACGACATTGAAGGGAGCAATGGCTTATTGTTTGATGGAACTTCTTTTACAATTAATACTCTAAGTGCAAGCGATCCAATTGTAAATATTGGAAGCTCTACTAAATCAGTTTCATTAGAAGTTAATACAAATCAAAAATTATCTGTTAAAGGTTCTGCCAATAGTTTTGTCTTTGACGCTTCTAGTGCAACTGGTGGCATAACTTTCCCAGATTCAACAGTTCAAATCACGG